CAAACTATCCGGGACTTATGGTCTGTGAAGCTGATCGTGATCAATATGATCCGTATCGCCTTGCTCCTCGTGGTCCTGATCAAATTGTTCTACCTTTTAACCGACCTGATACCCCTATCAATACGCACCCAGCAGGGTTTATTCAAGAAGCAGGTAATGAATTCATCATCACAGAAGATGGTGAAGGGTATTTGGAGATTTAATTGATGTCCGAGGTGCCTAGTAATCTAATCCCTACGCGGATCACACAATTACCTTATGCGCCGGTAGCTTCTGAGGAAAGCCTTCTGGTGATCGCGTATGATGGTAACACCGGCGTAACTAACGGTGGTACGGGCACAGCCTATGGCGCTGACGGAGGAACCTTCTGATGATAGAGAAACTGATTGAGAAGGTATTCGCTGCCCGTAACGCAGCGCACATTCAACACTGGAAAACCAAGTCGTATTCACAACATCAAGCTCTAAACGAATATTATGATGACGTTATAGGTGGGATTGATAAGTTCGTTGAGGCTTATCAAGGAACCTTTGGAATCATAGGCGATGTCTCCGGTGAAGAAAAAGATGTTGCAAAAATGATAAATGATGATATAATTTGGCTCAACAAAAACAGGTCGGAAATTTGCAAGGGTATTCCAGCTCTTGAGAATATCATCGACGAACTCACGAGTCTTCACATGAAAACCCTTTATAAACTTGAGAATTTAAGGTAAAGAACATGTCACAGTCTGGGTACACCCCTATTCAGCTTTACCGTACAACCACGGCAGCGGCTGAACCTACAGCTGGTAACCTCGCTGCCGGTGAGCTTGCTATCAACCTGACAGACGAAAAGCTATTCTTTAAGAATGCTGCCGGTACGGTTAAACTGCTCGCCGGTACCAATACACTGGGTACGGTAACGTCGGTTGCGGCTTCAGGCGGCACTACAGGTTTGACGTTTAGCGGGTCTCCGATCACTACGTCCGGTACACTAACACTTGGTGGTACGCTTGGCGTAGCTAACGGTGGTACGGGAACTACCACAGCGTTTACCGCTGGTTCGGTTGTCTTTGCCGGTGCGTCTGGCGTGTATTCGCAGGACAATGCTAACCTGTTCTGGGACAACATAAACGGCCGGCTCGGAATCGGCACGAGTGCACCGGGCTATCAACTTGATATAGCATCTGACGATACGACACCCGGCATCGGATATGCCTTTCGCATCCGTGCGAACGCAACTGCGGCAGCAGGTGGGATACAGTTTACCAACAGTAATGCTACTAGCCAATGGGGTTTTTTGTCTGCTACGGCGACCTCGGTAACCCTTGATGCCTCTAGCAACAGCAACTTGGCTTTCCGCACTAACTCTACAGAACGTATGCGTATTACTAGCGAAGGTCAGTTCAGGTGGGGTAATTCGGCTACTATTGACACGGTATCGTTCCTGCCGTTTCAAGTTACAGGCGGTATAGCGATTAATACGAATACCACGAGTGCCGCTTCCGCGATGTCTTTCTTTAACGGGCAGGGGCCGAACACTCGCGTCGGTTTTATTGGGACAGTTGGCTCTTCGACCAGTTACAATACGGCATCAGACTATCGCCGCAAGAACATCGACGGACCACTACGGAACAGCGGCGCTTACATCGACGCGCTTAACCCAGTGCAGGGTAGCTGGAAAGCAGATGGTAGCCGCTTCATCGGTCTGCTGGCTCACGAAGTTCAGGAAGTCTCCGAAACGCCAATCGCCACGGGTGAGAAGGACGGTGAGGAAATGCAGGCTATGGATTACTCTGCACCTGAACTAATCGCCAACCTCATCGCAGAAATTCAATCGCTCCGTGCCCGCGTGGCACAACTAGAAGGGAACTAAGACGTGGCTATCACAAACACTTGGGCTGTAGTTCAGATGGACGCTTACCCAGAACTCGACGGCGAAACCGATGTAGTCTTCACCGTGCACTGGGTATTAAAGGGCACAGACGGCACCTACAACGGCTCAGTATACGGGTCACAAGGTATCACTATTGATCCTGATGCCCCGTTCACGCCATATGCGTCGCTCACGCAAGCGCAGGTCGTTGGTTGGGTGCAAGGTGCACTTGGCGAGGAGCAAGTTGCAAGCTATGAAGCAAATGTGGCACAGCAGATTGCAAACCAAATCAATCCTCCGGTCGTCACGCATCCATTACCTTGGAACGAATAATAATGAATATCAACATCCTGACGTTGATATTCAAATAGAAAGATTGATACTACCATGATGACTACGACGGAACAAACTTTAATAGAAGTGGCACTTGCAAAAATGGAAGGCAAACTGGACGTCCTTGTAGCAGGACTTGACCACATTCGCGAGGATTTTCAGCAAAGCCGAACGCAATCAGCTATGCTTGAAAGTCGTGTAGCATCGCTTGAGAAACAGTCATATATAGACTCTGGCGAAAAGACGGGCATTGCCAAGGTGGTTAAAGTTGTCTACGCTACTTGCGGGCTTGTTGGAACCTCCGCCATTGCGGCTATAGCTAAGTATATATTTTAAGGAGAATTACTATGCCGAAGTTTAGTGTGATCTCTACGCAACGATTGGTGACTGGAAAAGCAGCTTGCCGCAATGAAGCGTTAGTAGGATTGATGGTGGGGCCGTGTAGCGGCGCTATGTAAAAGAAGAAGGGTAAAGAAGATGAGCTTCCTGAGTAGTTTTGAGAGTAAGCAGGACGGCGTTAATGACACCGTCGAGTTCGTGGTGCGCGTAGCAATCGTCACGCTGTCGGCAGTTATCCTTGTTGTCGTATTGGCGCTTGTTGTCGGTCTGTTTATGCCTAATGACGTCATAGAGAGCGCAGCCATTCTTGAGATGGTTAACCCTGCTTTCCAAACGATCATTGGTGCGTTTGTCGGGCTGCTCGGCGGTCTTAGCCTTAACACCAATGCGCGTGACAAAGAGCCTGAGCCAGCGCCAGAGCCTGTGGTTTACGAAGGTGTACCTTACAGCGAACCCGTAGCCGAAGAAGACGACGAAATGGAACCATGGGAAAAGTATCGCAACGACCTACGCTATGACGCCAATGGCGACGGCGTGGTTGACGCAGACGACTTTCCTGACTGGCGGAGGGCTGGGCAATGAGCCTTATAAATCTTCAAAACAAATGCGGGTGTCATGCAGACGGTGTATTCGGTCCGAGTACATTTAAGTCTGCTGCAGCTTTCTATAAATTGTCACCTAACCGGGCTGCGCATTTCTTTGCTCAAACGGCGCACGAAAGCGGCAACTTTAAGGCGTTTAGTGAGAACCTTAACTACAGTGCTAAGGGTCTGCGCGGTATCTTCCGTAAGTACTTCCCCACCGACGCGTTGGCCCGTGCTTACGAGCGACAACCGCAGAAGATTGCTAACCGCGTCTATGCCAACCGCATGGGTAACGACCCTGAGAGCAGCGGTGACGGATGGAAATATCGTGGGCGTGGTCCTCTCCAACTTACTGGAAAAGACAATTACCGGGCGTTCGGCAAGTATATCGGGCGTGAGCAGGAGGTGTTAGACAACCCAGACATCGTTGCTAATGAACTTGGTTTTGAAAGCGCCTTGTGGTTCTTTGACGCAAACAAGCTCTGGGGTATCTGTGATCAGGGTATCAACGACGCTGCAATCCTCGCACTAACTAAGCGGATCAACGGGGGCACACATGGCCTTGATGACCGCAAACTGAAGACTAAGAAGTACGCTGCTTGGGTGTAAGGAGATTGAACATGGACTTGAAAAGCAAACTGAAGAAAGAAGCCGAGAAAACCCTGCTTAAAAACACTGTAGGTAAGATATTACCTATGGACGAAGCGCCGAAACCAAAGTTGGGTAAGAACGCTAAGATAGCTGGAATTCTTGGCGTAATCGCCACTATCGCCGCTACCGGTGCGCAATATCTTGGTGGTTAACACCATGAAGAAATGTTTCGTTGAATAACGATTTTTATTCAGTTGCCTTGACACACTATTCAAGGCTATAATGGGTCAAGTGCATGCTGTAGCAGCTTGCTAAATACCTTGGGAGTATTTATGAGCGGCTACATCATGACCTACGATAGTTTGTTGGAAGACGTCCGACGCTATCTTGAACGTGGTTTCACAGAACAGAGCGACCAGATCGTTTACGAACAGCTCCCGCGCCTAGTGACTCTGGGTGAGCGCCGTATTGCCCGTGAACTCAAGATTGAAGGTTTCATCCGCGCAGTGACAACCCCGCTACAAGCAGGTGTACCGGTATACATGAAGCCAGACCGCTGGCGCGACACTGTCAGTATGTCAGTTGACAACAAGCCGATCTTTGCTCGTTCTTATGAATACTGCCGTAACTATTGGCCTGATGAAGCTGAAACCGCTACGCCGGGTTACTACGCAGACTATGATTATCAGCATTGGCTTCTGGTGCCGACTCCGGCAGCCGCCCAAACACTTGAAATTTTATATTACGAACAACCAAGGTTCTTGGGTCCTGAATTTCAAACCAACTGGCTTACTGAGTATGCGCCGGATACGCTCCTTTACGCTACGCTGCTAGAAGCTACTCCGTTCTTAAAGAACGACGAACGTATTCAGACATGGCAAAACTTGTACGACCGTGCGGCACAAGCCTTGAATGGGGAAGACCTGAAACGTATTCTAGACCGCTCGGCCAACAGGAGTGAGGCATAATGACGACGTACACTAACGTCTTTGGCGGGGCTAACATTTACCCGTCTGAAATCAGCTATAGCGCGGTTGCGCTTTCTGCAAACATAACCCTCAGCTGGCCGGAGGAAACCTCCGCCAATGAGAACTTGGCTACCAAAATTATAGACGCCAGTCCGAGCACTGCGGGACGCATTATAACGCTACCCGATGCGAATAAAGCCGGTACAGGTGAGACTATTCTGTTCAATAACCTCGGCTCACAAACATTCATCGTGAATAATGCTAGTGGTGTTCAGGTTGTAAGCATTGCTCCTGGAACGTTGTGGCAGGTTTACCTGAGCAATAACACCACTGTAGGTGGCACATGGCGTGCCCTGCAGTATGGAGCAGCCGTTTCTCAGGCCAACGCTACGTCTCTAGCCGGCACGGGTATCGTTGCGGTTAGCACGCTCCTGAGCCAGTCTGTACCCATCACCTCGTTCAACAGTAACTATACGAGTGGTGTTTCTGACCGTGCCAAGATGTTCAATTGGACCGGCGCGGGTGGAACTATAACATTACCTGACCCGACGACGGTGAGTAACAACTGGTTCATCTATCTGCGTAACTCAGGTAGCGGGGCTATTGCTGCTGATGCTCCGGGTAGCAGTTTGATTGACGATAACTCTTTCCTCAGCTTCCAGCCGGGTGAGTCCGCTATTATTGCTAGCGACGGTATCAATTTCTATACTATCGGTTTCGGGCAATCGGCGACCTTTGCGTTTGACTACACCGTTATCAACGTACCGGGAACCGGAAATTACACGCTGACCGGTACAGAGTTAAACCGTATCGCTTATCGTTTCACGGGTGTTTTGACCGGTAACCGAGTCATTATTGTTCCTGCTACGGTTCAGCAGTATTGGGTTGACAACCAAACCACCGGTCCATATACATTCACGGTCCGTACTCCTGCTGGAGCCGGGGTCGCTATTTCCACAGGTGAGCGAGCTATTTTGTATTCAGACGGCACTAACGTTCTGGACGCTGATACCGCCGGGGTATCTTACCCTATCGCTGTTAACCAAGGTGGTACTGGGGCAATTACTGCCGGGTCTGCTTTGATTAACCTTGGTGGAACCTCTGTGGGTGTTTCACTTTTCACCGCTGTAGATCAGGCCGCTGCTTGGGGCGCACTAGGTGTTGCTCAAATTGGTAATGTTAATGGTGGGACCTTCTAATGGTTGAAACAACCATCATCTTGAAATCTGATCCCGGTATAAAACGGGACGGAACCAAGTTTGAAGGTAACGCTTATGTTGACGGGCAATGGGTTCGTTGGCAGCGCGGCTTGCCGCGTAAGATGGGTGGTTACCGCTCATCACAGAAATACCTGACTCAAATCAGCCGTGGGTTCTCTAATTTTACCCAAATGAATTATGTATATTGCCACTCCGGTGGTCAGAACTTAGTTGAGCGGTTCACTATTGACGCTACCTTTAATAGTTCAATCGTAACCGACCGCACCCCGGTTGCAGCTGCGGCTGCGGGTTCAGTAACATTGACCGGCGGCGCGGCGGGTTCTGTGAATGATATAACGGTTGATGACGTTTCCATCATGTCAGCTCCAGTTTCGTTCACCACCAACTTGTCAACCACAGCTACGGCTGTTGCGGCAAACATCACGGCTGCGGGACTTGGTTATACGGCTGTTGCTGTCGGGGCTGTTATCAATATAACGGCGGCGGTCAACGGTTCTCAATTCAACGGTAACGTGTTTGTTTTGGCTACAACCATCACCTCAACGAAAACCAACATGACCGGTGGTACCAGTGCGATAATCAACAGTGCCGAAAACTTGTGGATGTTTGATTACCAGTATGATTCTTCTACCAGTAAGAACTACATAATCGCTCATGTTTCTCCTAATATGAATTGCACTTGTAACGACGCCGGTGGTCAAATATATTACGGTGACGTGCGCGGTACTGACCGCCTAGAGTCAATCAAACTACCTCCAGGTGCCAATGCCACTGGCGGTATCGTCTCACTCCACCCGTATCTATTTTACTACGGCACAGATGGTATTATTGGTTGGTCAAAACCGGGTGAACCCGCAAATCTGACTGATCTTGACAACGGCTCAGGTGTCGCCCGAGTTTGGGGTCAAAAAATAATCAAGGGTCTACCGCTCCGTGCAGGTTCAGGTAGCGCCCCTGCCGGTATATTTTGGGCGTATGACGCAGTTATACGTGCGACGTTTGTCGGCGGCACCACGTTGTTTCAGTTTGACGTTATCGCAACTGACACATCTATCATTTCTGAGAATTGCGTCGTTGACTTTGATGGTGTTTATTTTTGGGCAGGTACTGATCGGTTCATGATGTTCAATGGTGTGGTGCGAGAAGTACCTAACCAGATGAACCTGAACTACTTCTTTGACGGTATAAACAAAAGCCAAAGTGCTAAAGTGTTCGCTTACAAAGTTACACGCTACGGTGAAGTCTGGTGGTGTTACCCACGGGGTGACGCTGAAGAGTGCACCCATGCCGTGGTTTACAATGTCCGCGAAAACACATGGTATGATACCGAACTGCCGAACAATGGTCGCTCTGCCGGTTCTTTCAACAACTCGTTTGCTGCGCCAATCCTCACCGGCGTAGAGGGTGCAGGTGGAGAATACCGTATCTGGATACACGAGCAGGGTGTTGACGAAATTAACGGACCGGTTATTAACCCAATACTTTCCTTCTTTGAGATGGGTGATCTTTCTAACGCTGCTCAAGGTAACAACCAATACGTGCGTATCAGCCGTATTGAACCAGACTTCGTGCAGAGCGGCGACATGACGGTTCAGATTGTGGGCCGAGCTAACGCTCGTTCACAAGAAGTCTATGGTACCATATTTACTTTCCCAGACGAGGCAACCCAACCTTACGAGCAGATCGTAATGCTTAAAGAGCAACGGCGTGAGCTGCGCGTCCGGTTTGAAAGCAATGCTGTTTACGGTGACTACCAAATGGGTCAGGTTATCGGTCATATCAGCAACGGCGACGATACGGTGCTTGGCTGATGTTGAGAGTCACTATCCCTACCGGAATGACCCTACGAGATTGGGCAGACCAGATAACTCTGGACCTTGACCCTTATGGCGCTTTCGGTAGATTAGACATTGAAACTAACTGGCAAAATTGGGCCATGCAATTCTTAAATAACATGACCTTAAAAGAGAATATACCCAACCCTTATAATTTTACAGACTGGCGAGAATGGGCTGAACGTTTTTGCCAAACTGTTGAATAAGAATTATCGCTTTGGTTTTTCAAATAAACCAATTATAAATGCACAAGTTACGAGCGAACCACGGCTCAATGAAGAGGTTAAAATGAATAGAGAAGATCTCATTCAAATGGCACGGAGCGACCCGCAATTCGCTCAAGTTATAGAAATGATCCGTTCGCAGATCGGTGACATTGACATCACAGCTGAAGATTTGGATGAAGCTATCCAGATGTTTGAGCTGATGCTCAATCAGCCGGAGGCTTACCCGCAGATCCGCGAAGCTGCTATTTCTGACGGTGTGGTTGACGGGGAAGACCTTCCTGAGCAGTTTGACCCTATTATTATCGTTTCGTTCCTCGTCGTTCTTTACGGCTTACAGGATGAGATGCGTGCTCAGCCGCAGATGGCGATGGCTAAGGGTGGTTTGGCTATGGCCGCTAACGCTGCTCGTTCCGCCGGTCGTTACGGCGACAACCAACTCGTTCACATGAACCGCAGTGAGCTGAATGAACTTAGCCAAAACTGGGGTAAGCCGACTATCAACCCGCAGACCGGGATGCCTGAATTCTTTCTCAAGAAAGTCTTCAAGACTATCGGTAAAGTGCTCAAGATTGCCGCACCAATCATCCTTAGCGTGGTTGCTCCGGGCCTAGGTACGGCTATCGGTACCGCTATTGGTTTTGGTGGAACAGCTGCGGCTATCGCTGGAGGAGCTATTCTAGGTGGTGCCACTTCCGGTCTGACAGGTGGTAACGTGCTCAAGGGTGCTCTAATGGGCGGCTTGGGCGGCGGTCTTGGTGGTGCTGCGGGTGGCGCAGCAAACAAAACTCTTGGTCTCGGTCTGGGTAAAACTGGTCAGTCAATCTTAGGTGGTGCGCTTATCGGCGGAGCTTCTGGTGCGGCTACGGGTCAAGGCTTCCTCAAGGGTGCGGGTCAGGGTGCTCTCGGCGGTGCAATCGGTCAGTTAGCCGGCGGTATCAACGCGCCTAACGCATTCCAACAAGGTGTTCAGTCTGCCGGAAGGACTTTCGGTCAGGCGCTCACAGCAGGTTACAACCCTAAAGAAGCGGCCATGGCTGGCGCAACGGCGGGTGTTATGCGTGGCGTAACATACAAGCCGACCGTGTCACCATCAACGCAAGTTGTTGACGCTCTTAAATCTGGGCAGAACCCTTCAGAGTTTTCTGTACCTACTGACGGTTCACCGATGTCTCTTGATCAGATCACGGCACCGTCGTCTAACACGGGCTTCAACTTAGAACCTAACCTGATGGGTGAAATTAATAACCTATCTGCTTTAGAAACGGGACGCGCTCTAACCCCAGGAACTACCAGTGCCGGTGCTCCGGTAGCTGCCCCGAAGGGTGGTGGAGCTCTCGGTAACGTAGCGAAATACGTCGGTTTGGCGAGTGCGGCTAGCTCATTGCTTTCATCAGCCCCTAAAGAAATTCAAGATGCTGTCGTTCAGCTAAGCCCTCAACAGCAAGAATATTTCAACCGCCCCAGCGTTTCTTTTGATTGGGCTAAGCTCCAGCGCGACGCGGCTATGAGCGGTATGGGGTTGAGCCAGTACATGGCTAATAATTGGAACGCATTGTCTGGCGGTGCTTACAATACGCAGGGTGCGCTTCCCCCGACACCTGCTACCGAGACTACGGGTATGTATAAAGGTGGTGCCCTCGGCGCGGTATCACGCTTTGCTCGTGGGGCCGGTTCCGGTCGTGACGACGTGATTGATGCTAAATTGTCTGACGGTGAATACGTCATTGATGCTGAAACAGTAGCGTTGTTAGGCGATGGTTCAAGTAAAGAAGGCGCTCGTCGTCTCGAAGAAATGCGTAAGAAGATCCGCCAGCACAAAGGTAAAACTTTGGCTAAAGGTAAGTTCAGCCCTAACGCTAAATCTCCTCTCGCATACATTAAGGGAGCCCGATAATGTCAAGTTTATTCCAAGGTTCTCCGCAAACCGCAACGTCTTATACAACGCAAGCTAATGAGACACCACGTTGGATGCAGGACGCAATTTATAATCAAATCCAGTTGTCACAGAACGTAGCCGGTACACCATATCAGAGGTATCAGCTGCCGACAGTCGCAGAGCTTTCACCTCTGCAGCAACGGGCATATCAGGACGTCGTATCTAACCAAGGTGCTTGGCGCGGCGCAACTGATGCGGCACAGGCCGGTATGCGGGGTATGTCAACGGCTGGTACCGCACAAGGTTTACGAGCTGATCAAGGCGCTTTTATGAGCCGTCCAGATCTTGTCCAGAGTGACCTCGCAGCTGGTCGTAATGTTTTTAACCTAGCCGGTAATCAGAATATCACGGGTGCGGCCCAACCTTTCCTCGGTCAAGCGGCTGGGGTTATTGGTCAGTCTCTCGCAGAACGCTCTTTGTCTGCAGCCAACCCGTTTATACAGAATGCTGGTCAGACCTCTGCGAACCAAGTCGGCCAATACATGTCGCCGTATCAGCAGAACGTCCTTGACACTATATCTCGTCAGGGTGCTCGCAATCTGACTGAAAACATTCTGCCCGGCGTGTCTGATGCTTTCATAAAAGCGGGGCAGTTTGGTTCAAGCCGTATGGGTGAGTTTGGTTCGCGAGCGGTTCGGGATACGCAGCAATCTATTATTGATGCTCAGTCTCAGGCTGCTCAGCAGGGTTACAATCAGGCTTTGGGTGCAGCCCAGACTGACCTTGCTCGTCAGGCTCAACTCGCCGGTACTGTAGGTAACATCAGCAGTTCTGATCTTTCACGTATGTTACAGGGTGGAGCGCAGTTCGCTGACATTGGTCAGACGGCTGGTAACCTAACTGCGCAGCAAATGGGTCAGTTGACCAACCTTGGCCAAGCTCAGACTCAAGCGGGTCAGGTTCAGCAGCAGTTCGGGTTGAATGCCGCTCAGTCTGCTCAACAGGCGCAAGCTGCGGATTATCAGCGCCAGATGGGTGCGCTATCCCAGATGTCCAATATGGCTCAGCAAGGTCAGGCAATGCGGGCAGCAGACGTCGCGGCGCTTGAAGCAGCGGGTGCCGCCCAGCAGTCACAGATGCAGCGTGAACTCACTGCCGCACAACAGCAGAATGAAGCCGAGCGGCTTTACCCGATGCAACAGCTTGACTGGCTTAATACGCAGATTCGCGGTATGGCTCCGATCACCCCGCAAATCACCAGTAGGTCTTCAAGTGAAGCCGGTGGAACCTATTCAGCTTCTCCGTTGTCTCAACTTGCTAGCGGTCTCGCAGTTTATCGGGGTCTACAGAATATTTAAGGATTACGAGCCATGGGTTACGAACTTAACAAGATTATGCGTCAGTACGGGGTGTCCAGCCCGACCCTACCATCGCACCAAGGGTTTACGGGTCAAGACCGGGCTAACTACGACGCTTACACTAAGGAGTATGGTAACCGCTTGGCTACGACTTCCATGTATGGTCAGCCGCAGTATCAGACGTCGCTTTCTCCAGAACTTCCTACTCAGCGGGAAGCTCTTAGGCAACCTGTGTTTCAAACCCCAGCGACTCCAAGTGCCCCGGCGCTTCCAACCCCAAATCTTCCTAATATCCCGACGATGCCAGATTTCGGTGGGGGCTTTGGACCAATTCGCGGTATAGAACAATCACCAAGGTATAATGGTGAGATGGATATTATGTCGTATAATCCGCCATCATTCAGTGAACAACCGGTATACACTCCTCCGGTTTTCAATGAACTACCGGCGTATAATCCTGATATGAATATCATGTCCGGCCCTCCGTCTTTCAGTGAGCCGACGAGGTACACTACTCCGCACCTAAATGAACAGCCGTACGATTTAGATCGCGGTGCTGGGTCTATGCGCGGTATAGAGCAGGAACAGTTTTATAAACGTGGTGGTCCGGTTAAGAAGTTCGCTGTCGGCGGTTTGAACGACATGGCTGAAGACTATGGTGTCAACGAGGGTTATAGTGTCAGTATGCTGCCCGGTAACGAAGAATTTCAATACGGCCCTCGCCCCACAAAAGGCCCGCTAGGTGCTTGGATCCAACAGGTCGGCACGGAAACAGTACCCGGCGTCACTGTAGCTGGTCGTGCGCGTACCCCTGAACGTAACCGAGAAGTCGGCGGCGTTAAGAATAGCTTACACATGACCGACAACGCTGTTGATTTTCGCCCTCCTCCGAACATGACACAGAGTGAATTGCTGACTAAACTCAAGGGTGAGTTTGGCGCAGACTTTGACGTTCTACCTTCTAAGGGTCGCAGCGTGCATGTTGAACCGGGTCCCAGTATACTCAAGGGTACACCGGCAGCTGTTGCCGAACAAGTTACCCCAGCTGCAGAACTCGGCTCTATGACCCCGCTACCCGCAGGAGGAGAAGCTGCTCCGACCGGTCGGGCGGCTGAGCTTCAAATGATGCTTCAAGGATACGGAGACGAAAGCGTCTACGCTGAAGAACTCTCTGCTGCCCGTAAAAAGGCAACCGACGAAGCTGACGCATTCAAGACAATGCTTGAAGCCTCGTTTAATAGTCCAGAAGATGCTAAAGCGTCTAAAGCTGAAATGTATTTCCGCCTCGCAGCGGCTTTCGGTTCTCCGACTAAGACTGGTGGGTTCGGTGAGAACCTTGGTCTGGCGAGCAGGGAGATTGCTGATTACGCTAAGGGTAAGCGCGAGTCGGCTCAAAGCAAGTTAGTTACCCGTATGAAGCTACAAGAAATGCGTATGGGTGCAGCTAAGGAAGAGCTGGGCACTCTACGGGATTTGTCAGCTGAAGAGATGAAAGATCAGCGAGCACTTAAGCAGTCGCTTATCAACGAATATATTCAGTCTGGTAAACCGCAATCCGCTGCCGGTAAACAGGCGCTTGATGAGGGTTATAAGGCCGGTACCCCTGAGTTTCAGGCCCGTGTACGTGAGGTTTCGGCGCTTAACGTTGCGCGTGAAACGGCACAGCTCGATGCTCTTATCGGTAATCTTGAGATTAATCGGGATCGCAACCTACGTGAAGAGCGTAAGGGTGAAAAGCTCACACCTCAAGAACTGACCTTGAAGCGTGAGACTGAAGACTCTCTGGCGTCTTTGGACTCGGCACTAAACCTGATCAGCAAAGCCTACACGTTGAACCCGAATACGTTTGACACGTCATTGATTGATCAAGGTCGCCGCACGGCTCTTGAAATTGCCGGTGCAAAAGATCCTAAGCTCATCAACACGAGAAACCTTGAGAACTTGTTGAAGAGCCAAATGATCACATCTGCCGCAGAAAAGATGAAGGGTGTTCTTTCAGATTCTGACATCAAACTGCTTCTTGACATTCAGGGTCTTGGCGCTAAGAGTGTTGAAGAACGAGCTGAAATTCTACGATCAGCTTATTCTGTTCTCAAATCTGGCCGCACTCGTTTGCAACAGCGTCTACAAGACGTTTCTTCCGGCGCATATCGCCAAATCTCTGGGGAGTAAACATGTCTAAACCTAAACAAGATGTAGGTGTCGTACGTAACACGACCCGCGCTCTCCTAGGTCAAGG